CTGTGAGACTTCCCCTGTATTTGGCGGTTTCAATATTCCTAGCTTGTTGCGTGCTTGTGGCTTGTCTGATGAATGTGTGCGTATTCTGAACACTGACGTAAACCGTACCGGCTACCCTGACGAGTACCTAGCAGGCGTTTACACGGCTTCAGATGTGATGCTACAAGTTAGCTACGGTGAAGGCTTTGGTGTGCCCGTGGTGGAAGCTCAGGCGTGTGGCACTCGTGTTATCACTTCTAACTGGGCTGCTACTCAAGACCTTGCAGGGCCTGACAGTTTCCTTGTTGACGGGCAGTTATTCTGGGATGAGCCACAAAACGCTTTCTATCAAATTCCTGATGTTGGATCAATAGTTAATGCGTTAGAGCTTTCTTATGAAGCTCCTAGAGGTATTAGTAAATCAAGTATTGACTTTGCTAAAGAATTTGATGTTGAACGGGTTTGGACTTGGTACTGGCTACCATTCCTGAGAGACTTCTTCAATGCTTGATAACCTGATTGTTCCCACACTAAACCGTTATGATTTGCTTGACCGGCTGTTGGAGTCTATTGATTACCCTGTGAAGCATTTGCTCATTATTGATAATGGTGGCAAGTATTCGCTAGGCGTGGATGATATTCCTGAACTTGTTGAGCAGGTGACGGTGTTGAATATGCCTGCTAATTTGGGTGTTGCTTCTTCATGGAATCTTGGCATTAAGTCTTTTCCATATTGTGACCGCTGGTTTATTGCTAGTGATGATATGCAGTTTGAGCCTGGCGGTTTAGAACTGCTACACCGCATGAGTGGATCAGACAAGATGCTTATAAGTGACGAGTGGCCACACTTTCAATTCATGGCGATTGGTGAAGAATTTGTTGGAGTTGTAGGTTTGTTTGACGAGGCTATCCACCCAGCAAATTTTGAGGATGATGAATATAGGTGGCGTGCTGAAACTTTAGGTTTTCAAATTGACGAGGTGGCTATTCCTCACAGCCACGTTCAGCAGGGCACTGTGTTCCATAAAGACTTTGAGGAACGTATAGGTAAGGCATATACGTTGAATGAGTCTTATCTTAAGATGAAGAAGCAGAATCGTGACTATACTGATGGCTTTTGGACTCTTTCAAGGCGCAGGATTTTGGGGCTGGATTAGCGGTACAATAGGTATAGGATTTAGGAGTTTATTTTGGCCATAACAAATGGGTACACCACTCTTGCAGATGTGAAGGCTGCACTGCGTATCACTGACTCGGTTGATGATTCGCTGATTGAGATTGCTATTGAGTCTGCTTCTCGTGAAATTGACGGCTACTGTAACCGCGTGTTCTATTCCACTAGCGGCACTCGTGTTTATCAGCCACAGGATGCTTTTGTGTGCCACACTGATGACATTATTTCTATCACTACTCTTAAGACTTCAGATAATGCTCAAAGCTATAACAACACTTGGGCGACTACAGATTTTCAGCTTGAGCCTTTGAATGGTGTATCTGGTGGTATTGATTCTCCTGCTACCCGTATACGCGCCGTAGGTGACTATCTATTCCCTGTATGGAGTGTTACAGGTACTTACACTAACTTTGCACCAGTGCAGATTGTGGGAGTCTTTGGCTGGTCTGCAGTTCCTGTAGCAGTAAAGCAGGCAGCTATTCTTTTAGCTATGCGCCAGTTCAAGCGTTACGATTCCCCGTTGGGCGTTGCAGGTTTTGGTGACTTGGGCGCTATCCGTGTTGGCCGGGTAGATCCTGATGTTGAAGCTCTGCTTATGCCATTTAAGAAAGCTGTTGCTTCGTGAGTATTGCAGATATTCGTTCAGGGCTGGGCACTAACCTGGCAACTATTCGCGGTTTGCGTGTTGCTGAGACTATTCCTGATAATCCTTCTCCACCTATTGCAGTTATTGCTTTGGGGAATGTTGTTTATGATGGTGCGTTTCATGGTGGTCTTGTAACTTACAACTTTACTGTGTCTGTGATTGTTGGGCGTGTGGCTGAACGTGAAGCTCAACGCCGTTTGGATACTTTCATTTCTACAGGTACTGGTGGTATTAAGTCAGCGGTTGAGTCTGACAAGTCTCTTGGTGGTGCGGCTTATGATGTGCGCGTATCTGAGATGACTAACGTAGGCGCTGTTCAGCTTGGTGACGCAACGTATCTTGCGTGTGATTTCAGCGTTGCTGTTTACGCAAACTAGACAAGATTTTACGGTACTATAGAACTAACGGTTTTCTTGCTGTTTATGTTCACAATTTTTTAGGAGATTCTAGTGGCTAAGTTTGTTGCTACTGATGTTAAGACCACCATTAACGGAACTGATTTCAGTGACCACATTGCTGCAGTCACTTTTGATCTGACCGCTGACGAGATTGAAACTACTGCTTTTGGTACTGCATGGCGTCAGCGTGTAGGTGGCGGTCTCAAGTCCGGTAACGTTTCGATTGACTTCCACCAAGACTTTGGCGCAGGCTCAGTTGACGCTGTTCTGTTCCCTCTTTTCGGTTCGCTTGCAACTGTTGTTTGTGTTCCTACTAGCGGCTCTGTATCGGCAACTAACCCTTCTTACACTGGCGTTTTCTCGGTAGTTGCTTACAGCCCTGTTGCTTCTAACGTGGGTGACCTTGCTACGCTTTCTGTTTCTTGGCCTTCTGCAGGTACTGTTACACGAGGCACTGTCTAACAATGAATCCTATTAACCTACAAATTAGTTTCATTGACGGTAGCACCGCTGAGGTGTCTACTACGGCTGCAGACTATATCAAGTTTGAAACTCATTTTGATAAGTCTATTGCGACACTCGGTTCTGATGCTCGCCTAACGTATATGTTCTTTCTTGCTTGGGCAGCTCAGAAGCGCGGTAAGGGTACTGACCTTTCTTTTGATGAATGGTCTGAAACTGTAGCTATGGTTGGGGAAGCTGACCCAAAAGCATAAAAGCTATTGGGGCTAATTCTACGCATTGGGCTATTGCTCAACTGGCGTATGAATATAAGATTTCACCTAACGAGCTTCTTGAGCTTGATCCGCGTATGTTGTGGACTATGCAGCGGTATCTTATCGCCCGTGTGAACGCACAAAATAACGGGTAGAATAGCTTTAAGGAGTTTAGTTATGGTTGTTAAAGCTACAGTTGATGGTTCTGCTGTTCGCTACGCTATTACTGAACTTAAAGAGATTGACCCTAAACTTGTTACTGCTTTGCGCCGTGATATTCGCAACGAGCTTTCTGGAGTTGCTTCCGGTATTGAGGCAGCGTTTCCTGCCGATGGTGAATTGTCTGGTATGAATGGGCGTGGGCGCACTTCGTATCTTAAGCCAACTGCTTCTGTTGCATTTACTCCTGGCTATTCTCGTGCAGGTCGAGCTTCTACTCTTATTGGTATTAAGGTTAAAATTCCTAAGAATCAGGTTGGTGCGTGGATTGCTGAAATGGCTGGTATGCGCGGTGTTGCGCGTATTGGTGGGCGTTCTCGTATCTATAAAGATCAGTTGGGGCAGGATAAGTCTCACAGCCTGAATGGTCAGGGCGCGTATTTGATTGACCGTTTGAACCGTCGTACTCCTATGGTTGGCCATGGTGGACGTTATGGGTGGAAGTATTTTAGTAGTCAAAAAGATGATGTTCGTCTTAAGGGTATTCGTATTCTTGAGCGTGCTGTTACCGCCCTGAATTTGGAGAAGTGATGAAAGATATTATCTTTCCGATTACCTATAAGACTGACAATAAGGGTCTTAAGGATGCTGAGGATGGTTTAACTAAGCTTGGCAATTTTGCTGAGAAGGCTGGGTTTGCTATTGCTGCTGGTATTGCGGTGGCTACTACTGCCGCAATTGCTTTTGGGGCAGAGTCTTTAAAAGCTGCTGCTGAGGCTGAATCTATCACTCGTGGACTTGAGAATGCGGCTAAGAACGCTGGAGTTTTTGGGGATAGGGCTGGCGCTATTTCTTCAGCTACTAAGGTTCTTGATGAACATTCTAAGAAGCTTGGTGAGCTAACTGGTATTGATGACGAGCTTATTAATCAGCTTAAGACTGGCTGGCTGGCTGTTCCTGACCTTGCCGCTAAGGGAACTGAAGGTATCAATAAGCTTGCTGAGGCTGCAGCTGATATTGCTAAGGGTACTGGTAAAGATATTAGTGCTATTGCTATGGCGTTTACTAAGATTAGTGGCGATAGTGAGACTGCTCTTTCTAAGCTAAATCGTATTGGTATTGTGCTGAGTGATCAGCAGAAGCAGACTTACCAAGACATTCTTGACACTAATGGTGAGATTGCTGCACAAGATTATCTACTGCAACAGTTGGGTGATAAGTATAAGGGTGCTGCTGAGGCGGCTGCTAACCCGTTTGAACGTCTTGATGTTATTTTTGGCAACCTGAAAGAGACTATTGGCGTTGCCCTGCTGCCTGCGTTTGAGCAGAGTATTCCTAAGATTCAGGAATTGATTGAGTCTTTTGTTACTGATCCTGAGTTTCAGGCGTTTCTTTCTGAAATGTCACAGACTTTGCTTGATATGATTCCGCGCTTGATTCCTGTTATTGAGAACTTTAACGATTTTATGATTCGCCTTCTGCCTGGGTTGAATCCTTTGCTTGATACTATGGGCGGTTTTCTTGAGACTATTTCTCTTGCTATGGATGGCTTGTCTACTGATAGTGACGGCTTGTATAAGTCTTGGGAAGATTTGGCTTATATTATTGCCAACATTAATTCTGGGTTGCAAGACTGGAATAGTTTTCTTGATGATATTGAAATTAATTTAGGCGATTGGGGGCCGTTTGTTGAGTCAGTATTTAATGACATTATTGGGGCTATCAGCCCTGTAAATAGTTTGTTGGAAAACGCAGCTAATCTGATTCGTTGGATTAATGGTACAAGCATTAAGCCTTCTGGTATTAGCTACAACCGTGATGGTTCTCTAAACCGTGACGGTAACCCTGCTACACCGTTTGCTAAGGGTGGTATTGTTACTAGCCCTACACTTGGCCTTGTGGGTGAGGCTGGCCCTGAAGCGATTATTCCACTTGACCGTTTCCAGCAAGTAGTGGGCGGTACTGGAGCAAACGTGACTATCAATATCAATGCTGGTTTGGGTACTGATGGTGCTGCACTAGGTGAACAAATCGTGACTGCTATTCGTAAATATGAGCGCACTTCTGGTGCAGTATTCGCAAAGGCTTAACCTATGGCTACTACAGTTGAGATTGGTGTATACCTCACTACAGGTGATGCGCCATATTTTAGGCTCAATGATCCTGTTAAGGGAAAACTGAATAACGTTTCTTACCGTCTTGCTGGGCCTATCTTTTATGACATCACTAATGAGGTTCGTAACGTAACTGTTAAGCGTGGCAAGAAC